TGTCTGCACATTTCCTTACTTGCAAGATTCTGAGATAACTGAAATTCACTGATATTAGCATTCATTAAGTTGAAACAATCAAGTACATCTTTCTTACTGATATTCTCAGACTCTTTAAAAATCTGATTCA